ATAAATCCGGAGAGCGGCAACAGCACGCCGTTATTTGTGGCGCAGGGGAATCAGCTGTTCATGAACGACGTGTTCCTGAAGCGCCTGACGGCCCCCACCATTACCAGCGGTGGAAATCCACCGGTATTTTCCCTGACATCAGACGGAAAGCTGACCGCTAAAAATGCGGATATCAGTGGCAGTGTGAATGCGAACGCCGGGACGCTCAACAACGTCACGGTAAATGAAAACTGTACGATTAAGGGCATGCTGGAGGCGACTCAGGTCAGAGGTGACTTCGTTAAAGCTGTATCCAAATCATTTCCGAAACAGGCTGGTACGTGGGGTAACACGGAAACACCAAACGGGACGGTTACAGTCACCATCAGCGATGATCATAACTTTGACCGTCAAATCATTATTCCGCCCATTATCTTTAACGGAATAGCGTATAGCTATCCGGGAAGTAGTAATAACCCGGGAGGTACAAGATACACGGGTTATGGTTTTGAAGTTCGCAAAAACGGTGTATTAATCGCATCCAGAGAAACTAAAGGGGCCATTCCCGGTAGCTACAGTGCGGTTATTGATATGCCGAGTGGCAGGGGAAGCGTCACTCTGGAGTTTAAGGTTTTCCATAAAGGCAATCAGCGGGCAGGTAATATCACCGACTGTACGGTGATTGTGACCAAAAAAGCCGCTTCCGGCATCAGTATTCGTTGAAATTGTTATAACCCATATAAGGGCACCAGAAATGGTGCCTTTTTTATTGCAGAAAAGCGAGAGGTAATTATGCGTAAACTTTATGCCGCCATTTTTTCCGCAGCCATTTGTCTGGCCGTATCCGGTGCGCCTGCATGGGCATCTGAACATCAGTCCACGCTGAGCGCGGGGTATCTTCATGCCTCGACGAACGTTCCCGGCAGCGATGATCTGAACGGGATTAACGTGAAATACCGTTATGAGTTTACGGACACACTGGGGCTGGTGACGTCATTCAGCTATGCAGGAGACAAGAATCGCCAGCTGACCCGTTACAGCGATATCCGCTGGCATGAAGATTCCGTGCGTAACCGCTGGTTCAGCGTGATGGCGGGGCCGTCTGTGCGCGTGAATGAATGGTTCAGCGCGTATGCGATGGCGGGTGTGGCTTACAGCCGTGTGTCGACTTTCTCCGGGGATTATCTCCGCGTAACTGACAACAAGGGGAAAACGCACGACGTGCTGACCGGAAGTGATGACGCTCGCCACAGTAACACCTCTATGGCGTGGGGAGCTGGCGTGCAGTTTAACCCGGCCGAATCCGTGGCCGTTGATGTCGCTTATGAAGGCTCCGGCAGTGGCGACTGGCGCACTGACGGGTTCATCGTGGGTGTTGGCTATAAATTCTGATTAGCCAGGTAACACAGTGTTATGACAGCCCGCCGGTTCAGGCGGGCTTTTTTGTGGGGTGAATATGGCAGTAAAGATTTCAGGTGTACTGAAAGACGGCACAGGAAAACCGGTGCAGAACTGCACAATCCAGCTGAAAGCAAAACGTAACAGTACCACGGTGGTGGTGAACACGGTGGCATCAGAAAACCCGGATGAAGCCGGGCGTTACAGCATGGAGGTGGAGTATGGTCAGTACAGCGTCATTCTGTTGGTGGAGGGATTTCCTCCGTCACATGCCGGGACCATCACCGTGTATGAAGATTCTCAACCGGGGACGCTGAATGATTTTCTCGGTGCCATGTCGGAGGATGACGTCCGGCCGGAGGCACTGCGCCGTTTTGAACTGATGGTGGAAGAGGTGGCGCGTCACGCTGAGGAGGCGAAGAAGAATGCCGGAGAGGCGGAGACGTCAGCGAGGAATGCCGGCATATCAGCCAGTCAGGCAGAAGAGAGCGCGGCAAATGCTGACACTTCAGCAGGGGAGGCATCGGAGTCAGCCCGGCAGGCGGCAGAAAGTGCAGCCGCTGCAAAGCAGTCAGAGGAGGCGTCCTCGTCCTCGGCCTCTGCGGCCGCTCAAAAAGCCAGTGAGTCATTACAAAGTGCAACAGATGCTGAGTTGTCAAAAAAGACGGCAGAAAGTGCAGCCGGTAATGCAGCCAGGGATGCAACGACCGCAGCAGAAAAAGCCCGGGAGTCAGCAGAAAGCGCACAGTCAGCGGAACAAAGCAGGATAGCGGCGGAAGAAGCCGTAAACCGCATCCCCACCGTGGTGGGGCCTCCCGGGCCAAAGGGGGAACCGGGTCCCGCGGGTCCTCAGGGGCCGAAGGGAGATAAAGGAGAGCGTGGCGACACCGGCCCGGCAGGGGCAACCGGTGAAAGGGGGCCGGCAGGTGATGCTGGTCCGGCAGGCCCGCAGGGGCCGAAAGGCGACAGGGGAGAGCGGGGAGAGACCGGTCTGACGGGAAATGCAGGTCCACAGGGGCCAAAGGGAGATACCGGTGCGGCAGGCCCGGCAGGCCCACAGGGACCGAAAGGAGAAACAGGTGCGGCTGGCCCGGTGGGGGCTACCGGACCTCAGGGGCCGAAGGGCGACCCGGGGGAGACGCAAATACGGTTCCGTCTGGGGCCGGGAAACATTATTGAGACAAACAGCAATGGCTGGTTCCCGGATACAGATGGCGCACTCATCACCGGACTGACCTTTCTTGACCCCAAAGATGCCACACGGGTTCAGGGGTTTTTTCAGCATTTGCAGGTCAGGTTTGGTGACGGGCCGTGGCAGGATGTTAAGGGGCTGGATGAAGTGGGCAGTGATACAGGCAGAACAGGAGAATGACATGAATATACTAAAAAAACTTATGCAGCGTCTGTGTGGTTGCGGAAAGCATGATGGCCGTGAACACGTGCAGTCGCTTACAGCACAACTGCGACTGGGGCCGGCAGACATCCTGGAGTCAGATGAGAATGGTATTATCCCGGAGCAGGACAGGGTAATCACGCAGGTGGTGATACTGGATGCGGATAAAAAGCAGATACAGTGTGTGGTAAGACCACTGCAAATCCTGCGTGCTGACGGGAGGTGGGAAAATATTGGCGGAATGAAATAGCCGACAGCTTCACAAAAACCGGAGTCCGGCTCCGGTTTTTGTTGTCATGTCAGGTGGATGTTTGTTAGGAATAATTAGATAGGTTTATTTTGAAGGTTGAAATGTATGTTATCGCCCTCTTCTATAAATTTGGGATGTTCATGGAATTCTTTAACCAGAAACCTGACTTTGCCTGATAATCGTGTTTTATCCCTCTGTAAGGGATGCTGCCGCTCACTCTGATAATGGGGCGCAAGTAAAGGTTAGCAACAGAACATATCGCGTTGTTTTAAGTGATAATAGGTTTTGCGTGACAAGAGAGAGTCATAGTGGATGTTTTACTAATATGCTGTATAGACTGGGATGGCCTAAGGGAGAGATCACCAGAAAAATTGAGGCTATGCTGAATTCATCGACAGTGAGCACGACTATAGAAAGAGGAACTGTTCGTTCGAACAGACCTGATTTACCTCCAGTGGATTATGCGCAGCCGGAGTTACCGCCAGCGGATTATACTCAGTCAGCGTTGCTGAGGCTTAGTAACAACAAATCACCCGTGCCAGGTAACGTTATTGGTAAAGGTGGTAATGCTGTCGTGTATGAAGATATGGAAAATACAACAAAAGTGTTGAAGATGTTTACTATATCTCAAAGCCATGAAGAGGTGACAAGCGAAGTTCGTTGTTTCAACCAGTATTATGGTACCGGGAGTGCAGAGAAAATATATGGCGATAATAGAGATATTATTGGTATTAGAATGGATAAAATAAATGGAGAATCGCTTTCAAATATTTCGTCCTTGCCAGCACAGGCTGAGCATGCTATTTATGATATGTTTGAGAGACTGGAAAAAAAGGAATTCTTTTTGTTGATACAACAGAAACAAATGTTTTATATGATCGTGTGAGAAATGAATTTAATCCAATAGATATATCATCTTATAATGTTTCTGATATTTCATGGAGTAGACATGAAATCATGCAATCTTATCATGGAGGAAAGCAAGATCTTATTAGTGTGGTATTAAGTAAGGTATAATATTTTTATACAGCCATATTTTTTATAATATTTATTAAGGGGGGTTTGATATGTTACCAACAAGTGGCTCTTCAGCAAATCTTTATTCATGGATGTATGTATCAGGAAGAGGTAACCCTTCGACTCCGGAATCAGTAAGTGAACTTAATCATAAGCATTTTCTTACTCCTGAATTACAAGATAAACTTGATGTTATGACCTCTATATACTCAAATGCCAGAAATAGTAATGAGCTTGAGGAAATTTATCAAGAGCTAAGTGCTTTTGTAAGTGGGCTGATGGATAAGAGAAATAGTGTATTTGAGGTGAGAAATGAAAATACTGATGAGGTTGTCGGAGCACTGAGGGAGGGGAGGACGATAGATGACAGGGATGGTTATATCAGGGAGCTTTTTTTTCTGTATTCATTGAAAGTAAAAATTGAGGAAAGTAGACAAGGTAAAGAAGGTTCTAAATGTAAAGTTTATGATCTGTTATGTCCGCACCACTCTTCAGAGCTATATGGTGATCTACGAGCAATGAAATGCCTTGTGGAAGGATGCAGTGATGATTTTGATCCTTTTGATATTATTAGGGTGCCGGACCTTACTTACAACAAAGGAGCTTTACAATGTGGATGATTAGAGGGAGGGCCTGTGAGCCTGCTTACCATTTTGTGTAAACGCTTTTTTTAAAAGTGATCATCAAGGTGGCTACCAAACTCGATTATAAAGTAGCATTGTCCATTTCTGTGATGTGGATTGCCAGCCAATCACTTTGTTTGCTGACTCGTAGTCGGGGATATCGGGGACACCTTGCATTTCCTGACGGCGTGCTATACGACACCTCGCTGTACACAGGTAGTTACAAATTTACCCCAGCGCAATGGTCTCAGGAGAGGGGCGATTAATTTCATCAGATATTCTTCGTCAGAGGGTGGTGATTATCCATGATATTTGTGTATCGACTTTTTATAAGAGGTTTCTGGTCGAGATTATATAAAACCGCAGACACGTCGTATGCAAGAAGGCGCTACGGTTTTCTGATAAACCTTTCGCCAGCATCATCTACTTTAGCCCAGTAAAAAGAGACGCGGAAAAATGCACAACAGGCACCACACGCCATGCATGGATTAGGATTGCTCATAAATTCACTACGTGAGTATCAGTAATGTTAAGGGATATCAGGAAATATTTTATCAGAAAGAAAAACAGCAAACTGGTCAAAAATAACTCAAAGAAGGCTTGGAATATTCTTATTGAATTCAACGTAATTTATTGATTTTTCGTGTATGTTTTTAAGACATTTATTCCAAGAAAAATTTATAACCTTTTGATTTTGCGATTCGGTATCATCGGTCTCGAAAACCGGAGTAGGGGCAACTCTACCGGGGGTTCAAATCCCCCTCTCTCCGCCACTTTATCAATGACTTATCTCCTGACTTCCCGCCTTGCTTTTCCTAAACAGAACAATCGTAGAATATTCTTGAAGGGTTAGATCGTCACTGTTTTCTGTTCGATACTGAACCGCCCCGGGAATCCTGGAGACTAAACTTCCTGAGAAAGAGGTAAACAGGATGACTAAAAATACTCGTTTTTCCCCTGAAGTCCGTCAACGGGCAGTCCGT